TCATGGGTGCTGGTATTGCTCTATATATATATATATATCAAGACCAAATATCCAAAGGCATACGAGGATTATAAACGGCATCATACGTTGTATGGGCTGAATCTGTGCGGAGGGGATCCAGAAGTTCTCATGGAAATTTTTGAATTTGCTTTCCGTGTTGTTGACGCATCACTTTATATAAAGGATTAAATATGAAAAAGTTTATTGTTGCTGGTATTTTGTTGTCGCTGATCGGTTGTATGAAGACATCCTCAGCGGATGAATATCATCTATATTATAACTCAGAGCATCGAGTCTATGATACGTACCATCGTAATTTCATTACTCATATGAAATATGTTCGTCATAATGATCATTGTCGTGACGGATACCGAATGAACAATCTTGCAGGTATTGCTGCTGGTATGATTATCATCGGGGTGACTGCGGATATTATTCGTCGTGAACCGAAACCTCGTGTTATCTACGTTGAACCTCCACAAGAACAACCAAACGTCACAATCAACAACAACAACTACTACTACTACGGCGAATAAAGATGCCTCTGTATGCTTATAAATGCCCCGCTTGTGGAAATGAAGTCGATATGATGATTCGCTCGGAAGACGCGAGTAAGACTGTTCCAGTTTGTTCTAAGTGTGGTACGGTGTTACATAAACAATTTTCAGCGCCGTCTTTTGCATTCAAGGGGTCTGGCTTTTATGCTACGGAATACAAAGGAAAATAATGACACCTCTACTTTTTCTTTGGAGTTGCTTTCTTTTTGTTTTTGGTGGCAGTATTTTATTAGCAGGTCTAGAAGTTCATGATGGTAAGCAGAATTGGGTTTCTTGCTTGGGAATCTTTTAATGAGTCTTCCCATGATCAAACTTATTTTGTGGTACATCGTACAATGAGCATACCCGATCTGATCAATGGCTCGTTTGAACTGTTAGGTGGTGCATTTATTCTTGATCATTGCCGGCATGTTCTTAAAGATAAAGCGGTTGCTGGTGTGAGTATCGTAAGCACTATATTCTTCACTGGCTGGGGAATCTGGAACTTATATTTTTACCCGCATCTGGGGCAATGGATTAGTTTCGTTGGCGGCTTGTTTATCATGACTTCAAACATTTTTTGGATTTATCTACTACTAAAATATAGGAAAGCAACATGAAAGATGAATTGCGCGTATGGGTTTCGTACCTCTGTATGAATATGACCCTCCATTGAAGTCGTATAAGATTGTGTTCGATAATCAAGAGGATAAAGATACGTGCATCAGCGAAGAAGCTTAATTTTGTCGAAAGGAAACGATAAAATATCGTCGGGCTTGGTCTAAATCTGAACGTAAAGAAGCATTCGCCGACATGTATCATCGTCAATTTGCGGTCATAGTGCAATGGAAGTCTCGTAAAACAAACGTAGAGAAGGAACTAGCATGATTTGGAAGCCGTTAACCCTTATTATGTGGATCATGGGTATAGTGTATGCTCAAGGATTCTTGAGTACGCTGTTCGCATTTCTATTCCCTCTGTGGGCATGGTACTTGACGATTGAGCATGTAATGAAACTTTGGGGTCTGCTATGAAGATGCGTTTGGTTATGTGGATTGGAGCGGTTGTTCTTTTTGGACTGACAGCATGGGCTCAATGTGTACTATTCGCAGTCGGTGGTGTTGTTCTTGGCGTAGGATCTTTTTTGATGAAAGGCGTTGACAATAAATATACCTTCATGTAACATGTAATCATCGTAAAACGAAAGACAACACAAAATGGCAACTCGCTCAACAGTGGCATTCGAATGCGGAGATGGCTCAATCGAACAGATTTACGTTCACTGGGATGGTTACATTTCTTGGAATGGTAAGATTTTGTTCAATCATTATCAAGACCCGAAAAAGATTCGTGATCTGATTTCATGCGGCGCCTGCTCTGTCTTGGCAGAGGAAATTGGGCGTAAGCACGAGTTTGATAAGTCTCATGATGGTATCTGCAAGTTTTATCATCGTGACCGCGGGGATGAATTGCAAGTGCATCGTCATCCGTCTTTCGAACACTATCAAAATCATGGCAACTTCGAAGAATACGACTACATTTATCGAAAAGGCGAATGGTTGGTTAGCGCAGATTCTGCCAAAACTTTCGCGCGTCTGGAAGATGCTTTGAAACTCGAACAAGAAGAAAACGTTTTCCCTTATCTCTGAACAAAGGAATTTTATATTACGGATCTCTTGACTAAATTCTCTCTCTTACCGTATTGATCATGCTCGTAATTGGGCTGATGGTTTCTCTGCCTGTGATGCGGCTTTGGAACTTCTGCTTGGTGCAGGCTGTTATAGGTCTTGTGACAATTGGTTGGCTGCAAGCATGGGGCATTACCGCTCTCTGTGGCATTCTGTTCAAGACCGACGTGACTGTAAAAACATCATAAAAGTTTGACGAAAAATAAGTTTTACTATATAATAGATGTATAAGTTATAAACTGCTCTTTAATGATATATTAGGATAGATACAGCAACAAATTTTAAAAGACCTACTAAGATTGCCCTAACTTGTGTGAAAGGCTGACTACCGGGAAAGACGGTGACAACTTGGAAAGACACGTTAGAGCCAACGTCGAATCAGTTGGTGATGTTCAAGGAAATTACTTGATGACACTTGAAAAGACAAGTGCTAAGGGGAAAGCCATGATCTCTATCCTGTTAAAGTTGTAAAATTTAGGATGACTACAGCATACACTTAAAATATCGCTAATGCCTAGAAGTTATAAGGGTCCGGCGCCGAGTATATACGGACGTGGGACCTAGGGCTTCTGTTATCCTGTCAAAATGAAGTAGTTTTAGAATGTTTGCAGCAAACACTATCTGCAAAGCGATTCCGAGGGACTTATAAATCCCCTCAAACATTCTGTTAATTATTGGAGTAATACAATGAACACTTTTGCACAAGCAGTAAACGCTCCCGCAGTTACCTCAACCACCAACGGCATGAAGGCTTTTACCAACACTGGCAAGTCTATTGTCGACCTGTTTTATTCGATCGGCTCGTCACGTAATGCACAACCTAAGATTGCTGCTGAATTCTCTCGCGCATTCGCCGAGGACAAGACCCTAGCGGCTCGTACCCTATTTTGGGCACGTGATATTCGTGGCGGCGCGGGCGAACGTTTGACGTTCCGTAATCTGATGTTACAGTTGGAAAAGACTGACGTGAACGCATGTAAGCGGCTAATTCCGTTGATCCCCGAATATGGTCGTTGGGATGATCTGTTGATCTTCACCGCGGCTGATACCAAGGAAGTTGCATATAAAATTATATCAAAAACTCTCAAAAATGGGATAAAATCCCGTCACATATTGGAAATAATTGAATCGTTGTCTGAAGATGATTGTAAAGAATTGTTGGAGCATTTTGAATAATGTCTAACGATGTTTGCATTATCAATTTCTTTTTTGCATATCATACAGCAGCACAATAATGGTTTAACTCTACATTTACTCATCTCACCAGTAAAATGTGGGCAATTATTAAAATGATGTTGTTTCATTGCACCGTAATTGGTTCCAATTTTGCCGCAATGTGGACAAGTAAATTCTCCAACTAACGGTTTAGGTTTTGAATATGTATTATTCTCAATCAGTTTCATAATATTCAATTTCGCGGCATCTGATCTATTTTTGATATGTTCTTGATCTACGGCTGGATTAAATTTACAATTATCACCATGAAATCTAATATAATTTCCAGGATCAGTTTCTCGATTACAATGTGGGCACAATTTCTTTTGAGTGTGTTTTCTAGCTTGACTTATATTAAATCGTCTCTCGTCAGAACATGGTTTATGTTTAAACGGCAACATTATTTTAATCTCAAATGGAGTTAAAGATTGTCTTTTTGTAAAAAATGTCATAGCGTGTTCCATTTTGTATTTGTCTGATCCACTGGTCATTTTAGTCAGCAACCAATGACAAACAAAATGTTCTTTAATGCTAAGATAAACAAGTTGATTATTTTTAATAATAGATTTAGGATAAATGTGATGACCTTCTACTTCTCCTAGCATTAATTTAGCATCTTTTCTTGTTTTCGCCCGGGCAATAGCTTTATCTATTATTTGAAAATACCACTTAGTGTATTTGTTGTCTATAAAATGAATCATTATTTGTCATTGACTTAAATTATTAATTGATATATTATATATAAATGGATACCTTGAAAGGGTTAAAATGTCTTACAAAACACAATTAGAATCAATCTGTCGTCAAAATTTGTCTAGCGCGCAGTTGTGCGCTAAGTGGCAAGATCGTAAAGGGCTGGCAGCAGTCGAATTGCGTAAGTTCATGAAGATGACGCCAAAGCAGTATCGCAAGACTTTGGTTTCAATGACTAACGTCGTTGAACAGTCAATGTGTGCCCAAGAATGGGATAAGATCGAATTTGACAAGTTGCCTTCTGTTGCGTCAAAGATTTACATGAAGGCATTCACCAAGAATGCGACCGCGCAATATATGAAGTACAAGGAAGCCTTGACGAAGGGCGAAGCGAAGATCAATGCATCGGCGATCTTCCCGTACCAAGTTATTCAAGGTATGCGCCGTGGTGACGCAACCGTTGGTATGGCGCAATGGGGCGCACTGCCTAACTATTTGGGCGATGATAAGATTCTGACTATGGTAGACGTGTCGGGGTCAATGAACTGCCCTGCTGGCAGCAACGTGAGTTGTATGGATATTGCAGTGTCTCTTGGTCTGTATATTGCAGATAAGCAACAAGGCGCATTCAACGGCATGTTCTTGACGTTCTCGGAGAAGCCTCAATTGGTGCAGTTGACCGGTAACATTCAACAAAAGATGTCGCAAATGCAACGCTCCGACTGGGGTATGAACACCAACATCACCGCGGCATTCGATGAAGTATTGGAGGTGGCAACTCGTAACAAGGTTGAAGTATCTGAAATGCCCAAGTTCATCTTGATCATGTCAGATATGCAGTTTGATAGATGCTCCAACATGTCTGGGCTGGAAATGATTCGTACAAAGTATGAAGCGGCAGGGTACGAAGTTCCGAAGATTGTTTTCTGGAACTTGAATGCAATACACGCAAACGCGCCGACGACGGTCCGTACAGATGGTGTTGCATTGATTTCAGGATTCTCGCCTGCAATCATGAAGTCCGTGTTGAAAGCAGAAAACTTTGATCCATTGTCGATTGTTATGCAAACGATTAACGGTCCTCGTTATCAGATGATTGAACTGTAATTTATTGACAATAAATGCCACGTATGCGACAATGTATACGTGTCGTTTTTACATCATGAAGAATGAAATGAATTGTCAAGAAAAACCAAAGAACACACTCTGTCCGAATCAGGGGCACACTAATTGATCCTCCTGTTTCAGCAACGAGACAAAAGGATTTCTATGACAATCAACCCAGCGGAGAAATCTAAATGCAAGTAGTAATTAACAAACTGTCAACCTATGACGAAATTATCGGTCAAGTATGCGGTGGTTTTCTGCCAGCAACTACTAATATGGAGGGTATATGGTTGTACCAGCCTTGCGCCTTGTGGATGATGCAAACTCAGCAAGGTACTGGTGCATCATTCGAGACCCCGTTGCTCCTAGCTGACGATGATCACCCAGCTTTCTTCCCGTACCACGCAATCAATATGTACACCGAGAGCGTAACCGAGTACGAAAAGCGTTATCTTGAATCGGTCTCTGGAATTTCTCTAGCAACATCACTGAACGGGTAATAAAATGTTTCGGATTCCTACGTCCCTTCTTTCTCATGGTGTATCTGTTGTGACAACGGACACACCTAACACCACATTGAAACTGAAAACTCTTGAAGGAGTAAATCTGTTTCAAAAACGTTGTAAGTTGTTGGACTACGCAAAAAAGAACGGCAATGAGGAAACTTACATGAATTATATGCGCCAGGAATTCAATGATGTGAGACAAGAAATGTCAAACTTTATCAACGATCAAGATACAGCACGAAAGTACAAGATGGACGAAAGTGATCCGTACGGATGGGCAATCTATTATGAACTTCTGGATCGGTGGGTCGTTGCTGACTGGTTTGCGAATAAAATTCCTTTGATGAAAGGTGCATAACATGACCGAATTTCGTGCATTGAGTAAGGGTGATCAAATTGAACTTCAAGTAAAAGTGCGTCGATTGGAAGAAGAAATTGCTTACATGAAACGTCAACTTATTGAACTTGCATATGAACGTGACGGTATTGTCGAAGAAATTATCGACATTCAAATGAAGGAAATGGAACGCGAAATGGAGGCACAACTTCATGAAGGAACATGATCTATTTTTGACTCCCGAGGCATTCTTGAGTATAATTCAAGATCGAATGATAGAAAAGCGTATCAACATGATCGATGCAGTTCTCGATTATTGCACAGAGTATTGTATTGACGTTGATGATGTTGTGCCTCTGATTACTCGTCCCATGAAAGAACTGATCAAGAATGATGCAATGGAAACGGGTCTTATAATGAAGGAAGCGAGTCTGCCCGTATGAATATGAGAACTGTATATAACATTTTGTAGCCGATGAACGTCATTGTCGGAATCTTATCGGCAATGACTGACAACGTGTGGTCCGCGGTGTTCGTCTTTGTGCTGCGATTGCGATATATTATATTTTGGAGTATAATCTAGTATGATTATCTTTCGGTATCTTTCCATGATTAGTATCGGGCTTGGAATAGGAATGTCTATTGGTGATCTTATTCGCGGAATACAAATAATCGATGGTGCATTGCTTATCATCATCGGTCTTATTATTCAAATCATTTGTATGTTGAGAATCAAGCAAGTGGAATATTAGTGCAAAGCGCATTATCCAATGCTGAAAATTAACAAGTTTACCGGTCTATGTTATATTGATAACACCTATGATAATCCTAGATTAAAAATTCAATGTATCATAACAAAAGCCAAACCAAGGTGGAATTTGGGATTGGGCAGTCATACTGTATCTTACTATACGGAATGGATTAAAGATATTGATGTTGTTGAGGTTAACTTTTGTGGTGAATAATGTTATCAGGTTGGACTTTTTTCAAGATTCACAAGGCGATTGACTTTCATTTCAACGTAGCATCATATGACGTGATAAAGTATTCGGGCAAGATAAAGGTTTCACCAGAAAAATACGGAGTTAGAAGTGACAGACACAGATTCGAATATTACGGTGGTAAGTTCTTTAACCGCGAAAAAGCGGCTCAGTTCTGCATTGCTAACTTTATTCGTGGCAATCGGGACTTTATCTACAACAGTTATGAGGACGCTGAATCTGAATATCTACAGTGGCGCAAGATCCAAGATTCAATCACAAAAGTATTCCAAGACGATCTTAATAAAATAGAATCACGTGCAAAAGGAGTTGATATCTTTTCGGTAACTCCGAGTGGAAATCAGCCTCCTTTGTTGCAAATGATCAAGGCAAGTTTTATTACTGTCGAAAGTGCTGTTTTGCTATATAATGAAGGCACCAACAAATTTTTTGACACGTGGGCAGAAGTATGTAATAATGATCCATATGCAAAAACTTTGGTAATGCGTTGTATGAAGTATCGACCTTTTGTCAAATACCAAAAAGACAAGATTCAAACAATAATCAAGGAGCATAAGTTTCAAAATGGGCAAGTCAGTTAAGCGGTACGCCAAGTCATTTTATGATGATGACAAGGAAGATAAGCGTAACAAAAGCAGTCATTATAAGCATTCCACAGCAAGCATAATTAGTAACGTGGATGAATATGATTTTGATGATGACCAAACAGAATTGGCATTAGAACTAGAATATCATCTGCGAAGAAATAACCGTCGTTTATAATCGTGTAGTACCAAAAGCGTTTACATTTCGTTTACAATCGTGTATATAGGAGATACAATATGGCAATTAATCCTGCCCTACTAGCCGCCGTTCAAAAGTTACAAGCGGGCGGCTATTCAAACCAAGATGATAATAAGGAAGATTTCTGGCGGTGTGAAACAGACAGTGCTGGTAATGGTTTCGCTGTCATTCGTTTTCTTCCAGCAAAGTCCGACGATCAACTTCCATTCACCAAAATATTCGACCATGGTTTCCAAGGTCCGGGCGGCTGGTTCATCGAGAAGTGCCCAACCACAATCGATAAAGAATGCCCGGTATGTGAAGCAAATGGTCCTCTTTGGAATTCGGGTTTGGAATCCGACAAGGGAGTCGTTCGCAAGCGCAAGCGTCGTACATCATTCATTTCCAACATCAAAGTCATTTCCGATCCAAAGAATCCTCAGAACGAAGGTAAGATTTTCAAGTTCAAGTATGGCAAGAAAATCTTTGATATGATTGCAACCGCGATGCAGCCTCCGCTGGTTGAACTCGATGCCGGTGAAGCAGTAGCAATCGATCCGTTCAGTTTAACGGAAGGTGCTAACTTCAAGTTGAAGATTCGCAGGGTTGAAAAATACGCAAACTTTGAGAAGTCGAGTTTCGATAATGTCTCTACATGTGATATTGATTGGAAAAAGTTGTTCGATCTTTCCGTCTATAACGACGAGAAGATGTTCAAGAGTTACGAAGACCTGAAAAAGCGTTTCCTAAAGGTAACTGCTGGTGGGACTGCAAAGCCAACTCAAATGAGCACGTCAACCTCCGATATGACAGAGGAAGATGACACCCCTTTTGATAACGCGGTAAAGATGAACCAGCCCGTAACAACGGCATCCAAACCCGCAGTAACCAGTGATGATGACGATGATGACGATGATGATATGTCGTTCTTTCGTAGTCTTGCAGCAGATGACTAATCAGTAAAGATAGTCAAAATAAAAAGGGAGCCTAAGGCTCCCTTTTATTGTGCTACGACTAGCAAAACGTCAATTTTGTAAATTAGATGCGCTGGAAGCGTCTGGCTCCAATGCTTAGATTAATTTATCTGATTTAAACCATGTGTAGTTTTCCCACCGTTAAAAGTGATCAACATCTTGCGTTGAGTCGGTAATGCGGGATTAAATGACACGTGAATCCATACCGACTTTCCACGCACTTCATATATCAATTGGTCGAACGGAACAAGATTCTTTATTTCTTGAGCACGTTTGAATAACTCAGCACGTTTACCATAAATCGAAGTAAACGTCAGATCCGCTGCCATTCCTAGTTCATGTTGAGAAGTCTTACCTGTTTCTGTTTTAGAATACCTGTTACCAGAAGGTCTCCAACCAGAATTCAATTTCATGTCAGGATAAGCGGCCAGAATTGGCTCAAGACAATTCACGGCTAGAGCATACATGTTACATGCTTGTTGTGCTACCGTTAGCCCATGTTGAGGCAGAATCATTCCGCCGACCGCCCTGGCCTCTTCGCCAGAGCACAGTTTACCGATAGTGAAGTTAGGTGTAAGTCTAGTACTCTTAGTTAGTGTTGCGGGTAGTTGTGAACACGAAACAATCCGGGCTGGCGGAGGATTCGTCGGAGTCGTATCTGGATCGCCAGGTGTGCCGCCGGCGAATTCTGGATTAGTAGGATCGATTCCTACCGCAATCATTTCATCGGTAGTCATTTCTTCAATCTGCATGTTCGCGTTATTTTCTGCTGACGGGGTATGCAACAATATGAACTCTGGTGAATTAGAATCAAACTGTAACGCTGGTACCAACGGCGCAGCAGATTTTGCAACACCCGACATGTTGATTACCTTGGTTCCATCAAACGCAATAATTCCAGATGATCGACCAGAAATAGTTGAACCTAGAAGATTCATATCTGACCCGGATTTTATCTGTGTCTTGCCAGTTGACGCTACGTTGAACGTGTCGCACTTCAACTTGAAGTCTGTACATTCAATTTCCAGAGAATCATCACATTGAAACGAAATCTGACCCTCAGAATGAAGATTCGTGGTTCCTGCTGCGTGGACGTTTATGTCGCCTTGAACGTCTAGATGACAGTCAGCAGCAACGAAGATAGAACAATTTCCGGTTACCGAAACTGTTGCTTGCCCGCTGATTGAGATATAACCATCACTATCGATGATCGTATATCCGTTGCCCACAATCTTGTTGACTTGCGTACCATTACAATCAATCTCAGTGAACGTTCCCGTCTTATGATACAAGTGAATACGTTCTGCGCCGGCTGTATCATCAAACTCTAGAAGATGCCCAGACTCAGATTGATACACATGATTATATGGATATTGAGATGCATACGGTACCGTTGGTTGATCCCATGCACCACCGCCGTTAGCGACAACGTTGCCTGTAGTTCTTCCGTCACGCTTATCTGATACTACGGTTTGGTCAATCTTTTCGTTACGAGCAAGACGATTACAATCTGCCTCATTCAAGAAATCCGATTGAGGATATTTTCCGTTAGGATCAACGAATCCCATGTTAGGTGAAACTGCAACTGGCGGATTTGACGGGGCGGGCGTTGATGAACTTGTTGGATCGACAATAATAGGAGTCGCTGGAGCAGGAGTCGAAGGAGGAGCAGTAGAAGCAACGGCAGCACTGTGAAGATTTTCTCTTGTTGGTATCTCGTTAGTTGAAGTGCCCGCGATTGCTGCATATCCAGCCTTATAATACGTTGAACAATTCGTACCGTACTTGTCAGATTTTGTTGGTCCACCCGCCAGCCATTTATTGACTGGACCTGCTCCCACAAGATGACATGCAGCGAGTACACCAGCAGTCTTCTCAGGCGGAACACCAGAGTCAAGTTTCGCGTAGCGATATTCTTTTCCGAGAAGAATATTCATGGCATTTTCTTGAGCAGCAGGTGAGTTGAACCATGCTTGTTTAGACGTTACTCCGTCTTTACCTGTCCAGTTCGCTGGGTTTCCAGTGATCGGAGCAAGTTTCTTTCCCCTCCATGGCATGTTCTTGATGTAACCAGTGTCAATTAATGCGCCCACACCAAACTGATACTTGCCAATATAACCGATACTGTTCTCAACAGAATACGGATTTGGTTTACCACCAGATTCATATTTCGCAATCTCTGCTTTCAGTTTGCATACCTGAGCGCCAGATAAAGACCCCAAAGAAAACGAACAATCGCTTGGATTCGATGGCGCTGGCGCAGTAGGATTCACTCCAGGAGGTGGAGCAACTGATGATGGTAAATCTGATGATGTTGTTGGGCTAGCTGGCGGAACAATTGATCCGGCTGTAACCGATTGTACATTGCCTGGAGTTGACATGGGCCAGCCCGGAAAAGTACCCATCATCACAGGTTTTTGTTTATCATTACCATCAAGGAAAAATACTGCAACATACGTTCCTTCAACAACACCAGTTGGGGATTCACCGATACCGTTCATGCTTGCAGAGGTAATCGGAGTCATAGGCATCGCCCATGGAAGATCATCCGTAGGAAGAATAACACGATCCGGGCAATGAACCCCGATTACCCGCACCTTACAACGCCCCATCTTTAGCGGATCTTTACGTGATTCAACTACTCCAAAATATAATTCCATCTTGTTTGTAACATCCTGTAACAAGTTGTAACATTTTGTTACAATTGAGAAATAATTTGTACCAAAATAAATTTGACATCCGTACAAAAAAGAGTACGATAGAGTAACGGTTAGATGATTGCATTTTGAAGGAGATCAATCAGCAAGGACATTGCATCCCTGTCCCGTTACGAAACTATTTATGCAGTAATTTGAATGACGCGAAAGCCTGGGCCATGCGGTACAATCCCCGATGGATCATAAAAATTGCTGAAGGCATGAATAGTTGCTTCCGACTTAAATCCGTTTACAAATTCGTTTACCGACGTGCATCACCAAAATTACATAGCCACAAGCCGATAGATCGGTGTGAGAGAAAGTGAATTATCGGATGTTCCGATAGTTTATTCGTTGACAACTCCGCATATATGCGAGGGGGACCACGGCAAAACGTAAAATATAAAAGAGAGCGACAGTTCTCATGAGGTGGGGAGGTGCCACCAAATCATATAGCGTTATGTGTTCCAAAGACTAGCTATATGGTTCCGCCGGGATTAAATTCCGACTACATGTGTAAAAGCCTACAGGACGACCAGGGCTTACCTTATTATACAAGGTTTCATTCTTTGGATGCCAGTTGCGATGTCATGCATCGCCAGGTATAGCCCCTGGAATGGGAAACTATGCCTGTGCTCCATCGTGCATCAATTATCTAATTTATAGATTAAAACTAAACAAATAACATCACTCTTACGAAGTAAGAGGGATAATGCGAAGCATTAGATAGTAACTGTATGATGCGTGGGAAATATTCATTCTTGACTTTTATTTGACACTCATACATATAATAATCATACTGCACTTATTATGGTTCATTCTATGTTTATTCCATCAAACCAACAAGTTGCATTCTTCGACTGGATTAAGACTGGTAAGTGATCGTGTGTTCTTGAAGCTGTTGCAGTAGCAGGCAAAACAACTACGCTTGTTAAAGCGTTACATCTAATGGAAGGTAATGTTTTGTTTGGTGCTTATAATAAAGCAATTGTTGAAGATATTAAATCTAAAGCTCCCAAGAGTAAGAATATAACAATTTCAACGTTACATACGGTAGGTATTGTCGCATGTTACAAGATTACTCCTTCGCTTAAAGTGGATTCGTATAAATGTTCGAATATTTTAGAAATATGATTCCTAAAAAATATGCATTGGCCGAACTAGAATCTGATGTGCTGAAGTTAGTATCATGGGCAAAACAGTTTGGTGTGGGGTATCACTACCTCATTTGAAGATTCTCACTGGAATGATATTTTGGTTCACATCGGAGGTGTTGACGATGATACTATCGTTATTAACCTAGCGCGGGACGTTTTGCTTGAATCAAATAAGATTCTTGTTATTGTTGACTTTGTTGTCATGATTTATCTGCCCTTGTTATTTAACTGCAATCTTAAAAAAAATATGATTGGTTGCTTATTGATGAAGCTCGGGATACGAATGGCATTCGTAGAATGATTTCGTTAAAGTCGTTGAAAGATGACGGAAGACTTGTCGCAGTTGGTGATAAACATCAAGCTATTTACGGATTTACTGGAGCAAATTCCAATGCGCTGGATTTAATTGCGGCCGAATGCGGCGCTGTTAGACTTGGGTTGGCAACAACGTATCGTTGCCCAAAGAGTGTAGTTGCTTATGCACAGTCGTTTGTGAGTCATATTAGACCTGCTGATGCCGCGAAAGAAGGAACAGTAGAATTCATTTCTCATGATGATGTTACAAAATCGAAGCTGGGTGACGTTATTTTGTGCAGATTTAATGCTCCTCTTGTTAATCTCGCCTACAAATTTATAAACGCTGGAGTATCTGCTAAGGTAGAAGGTTGCGACATTGGAGTTGGGCTGGAATCTATCGTGAAGAAGATGGGTACGGTACATGATCTTGATGAGTTGCTACTGAGACTTGAGAAATTTCGAACCAAATATGTTGCAAAATACACTAGAGAGAATGTCTGACGTTGCGAGTATTAATGAACAGGTTGATTGTATTAATATAATTATTCGCCGGGTCAAATACAAAGGAGGCCGATCCGTTGATTCTCTATTGGCTGAAATAAACAGAATGTTCGGAAGTAAGCTGGACAGTAGATATGCCATTCTTTCGTCTATCCACAAGGCTAAGGGTCGGGAGTGGAAGACTGACTACTGGCAAAAGTTAACGAAAATTACGCTTCCCGCGATTGGGAACTGGATCAAGAGAATAATTTATGTTACGTCGCGGTGACCAGAACATTGAGCAGACTCGTGGTAGTTGATGCTCCCATAAAAAGAAAAACCTAGGAAGCAACCAACGGCGTTACGGCTTGTTCAGTCGAATTTCTAACGCATTGAACGGTCATCTTATGTTGGTTAGGTGACAATCTATGATGAATGGCTGTTACTAACCAGTTACCACTTGTCTTTGTATCATCCACATTCAATGATTGCCCGGTGGCGGGATCAACGTCTTGAGTATAATTACCTTGATTTATATTGATCATGTCACCAACTTCTAGCCAACTTCTTCCCCATATGTCGATATCAATCTGATTCATTTCTAGGAAATTGAATGCGGGAATTCGACTCAAGGTGGAATATTTTTCATAATCATCTGGTAGATCATGAGTCAATCGATTCATGTCCGTGACGGCAATGTTCGCATCTGGAGCGATGTTGTATAGTTGTGGATTTGACGGGTCTGCTAGTGACTTTGGATATTCAGGAAGAATTGAGGTGCTACTATCAGAAGTTGCCCCAAAGTTGTAAGTATACGTATCATGATATGACCAGACGGAGGTATTCAATGTCTTCAAGAACATGTCATTATTGAAAGAGGTCTGCCCGTATGCTCTGTTCAAGAATGCTGTCAGATTGTCAACGATCTTTCGGTGTCTTAGATCGATTATTTTGATCATCATTTCTTGTGGGACGCCATTCGATTGTGAGTGATCCCAGTTGAAGTAATCGACAGGATCATCACGGAATAGTTCACCGAATGCTTGAAAGTAGTATGCTTGACTTGATTCATAGAATACGTAGTCTGCCACAGGAAATTGGGTATTACCATCGTCTCTAACTGCCATTTTTTCACACCACTTGATGCACTCGAAGGTGGACCATTGCGGGGATACGAATTTGACCTGGTTCAATTGATCTGTTTCGATTGTTGCTCCGTCTTCGGTTGTACCCTGATTCCAATACGTTGCTCCTGGACCGTTAGTATTTCCTTGAGAAGACGAATTCATAGGAACAGTCTTATCGTAGGCATCCCAGTTTTGTGCGATTGTCAGAATCTGGGCGATGATCTGCCCTGGTGTTCCCTTGAATGCTCCATTGATCGAATTTCTCACGTCTGCATATGCATCATTGGAAATGAAGTGTAGTTTGTACGTTTGCTTATTACCTGTGATCGTTCTGTCAGAGACTTTGAAGACCTTGAACACTTTTTCGACTGTATTGGTTACACCGGGGGTTCTGAAACCTAGAAAAAGAGTTTCCATTCCGATGATGGGCAATCTCGAAATCAAGTTATGTGTGTCTACGATAACCATGTTGCCGTACATCGTCGGGCTCATGATATCTTCATAGAGATTTATTTCTGGAGACAAACCCAGAAGATCGACCGTATACGCAGGATCAATCGGCACTGAACCGAAGTTGGTCAGACTGCAATATAACCAAGTAACGTCACCTCCAGCAGTTAATGTGCCAGCGGATCCCGTCGAATCATAACTGGGGGTCATATAGCGGAACTCATTTTCTTCAAGTACATATTGACAAAGGTTGCCAGATATGATGGTTGCAGGACTCTAATGACTCGCTTCTTTTCGTTAAGAATACTTTCCCATTGAAAGTTTGAGACTGCGGTAACTGGTCCAGAATATGTCGTTGCGGTACTTACATCATTAATTCCATAAGGTGCAACAATATTATTATAATCGTCAATGAGATAAACCAATGCATTTATTGAATCTCCGTATATGTCGGTACAATAATCGACTAATTCATTTTGAGAAAGACACCAATCAGAATATACATCATATATGTTATTGATAATTAGAATAACCCAGAAATAGTGTGGATTTCCATAAAGTTTATTGGAAATGTCTTCGGGTGCCTCACCGTCGAGAATGGTGTATGGACTTGTAACCGAAATGAGGTCTTTGTCCGACATGTTGAGTAGGACACGTGCTGTAATATCTCTGACGCTGAACGGAACTGTGGTGTTGCCGTCAAGCAATGGAAATATGATAGGATTGAGTGTGTCTAGGTACATATCTGATTGATTCTTATGATGTTCTGATATTTATTGGCAATAAATGTGTTGATGTGTAAAATGAACACACTACTTGAATGCATGAAGAATGCGTTGAATATTCTAAATGACCAGAATCAATCTAGTACCTCCATCTGAACTTTACGATCAGCATTTGTTCGCGGAATTTCGTGAAATCAAGATGGTGCCGAAAGCGCTGTCAAGAAGAATAAATGCACATGGATTCCATGGCGTACTTTCTCGAATTCCAAAAGAATTCACCCTAGGCAAGGGCCATGTCATGTTCTTCTATGATAAGGGCAGGTATCTTAAATTTAGATATCAAAGTATTAGGGAGGAGTTAGACCGTCGCGGTATTTGTTTCAACAGAGAGTCCAGATTGGATCCTGACTTGATATTTGAAAATCCGTTGTTCAATAAAGGATATACTCCAACAAATGGAGCACTTGATCTTATTCAAGCAAAGAACAGAGAAAAGATCGCACTCAAACCGGATTGGTACAGAATGGCAAACGGAAGATTCTTATGACAATATTATTTGTGATAATTATTATCTTGTTTATCGTAAGTCTTTATTACGATTTTCTAGATTAAAATCCTCGCGCCACGTCGTTTTTGAGCAATGGCTGGGTTTCTGAGATGGTCAGAGCCAAATCAATTTGTGCAGGTGCACCGCTATTCGCCAAGAACGAATATTGGTTATTAGGTGAATAATCCGTGTCCACACTCAGAATAACGCAGGTTGATATCTTAGGCAGCCATGCATTCTGAGTATAATTATTTCCGTTTTTGGTATACCATTCAACGTCAATATGCCCTGGGAATGTCAAGTACGTGCCTTGTGCGCCAACATCATCATATGATGGAGACGCATGGAAGCGCATCAGACGAATGATAAGATCAATCGAATATAACTCTGTCATATTTCGAGGAACGAGCGTCCAAGAGAACTGGAACTTTCTTCGTTGCATGTTATTGAACGTCATGTCGTTATAGGTATTCTGAACAGACTTTGTTATCGCGTTTCCAAGACCAGTTCCTTTACTTGTCGCATTCAAACCAGCAATTGCGCCCTCTCGGGCTAACGTGCTAGTCATATTGCCAATACCAAGACCACCTTCGGAAGACTGCGTACCAAGCAGACCAATCGCGTTTGGTTCAGAATTCAACTCCGCCCAGTTTGCACCAGTATCGTACTTGATTGAGTTTGGATAGAGCATCCAGATTCCAGATGATGTACGTTCATAATTCTTTACTCCAGACTGCAAATAATCGGAGATGGTCGATCCTTTTTGACCTACCAGTTTATTCATTAACGCACCCATTTGTGCCTGTTGCAACATGTCTTGATACGCCATGTTGCCGGGCGGTACTGGTCCGCTATCTCCACCAAGCATGGACAGATAATTAACGTTCATCGAACCGCTGTTCGACTGCTGGAATACATTCGTCACTTCATCAAAGTAAATCATCATCATATTTGTCAGAGAATCTCCTTGAGGATACTGATATATGCCGTCCAGATCGGGATTTAGGTATGGGATCGTATAGTTCGCGGGATTAATCGAACTATTATACTCAACCGTAGGAGTATTTCCCTTGCCGTCAGCAGTAGGAACAGTAACAGAAGCGTTGCTGGTCCATTTGGGTTGAAGTAGTGCCATTCCGCGAATACCTTGATAAATAGTAAGATGATTGTATGGAGTATTTATGAGTAAGTTTCTACAAGGCAAGTTCAATCCTAAGCATCCTGAAAAGTATGTCGGAGACCCTAAGAATATTCAGATTAGATCGTCATATGAACTCCGAGCAATGATGTGGTTAGATGATAATCCGGCAGTCATAAAATGGGGTAGCGAAGAATTTCATATTCCCTATGTGAAACCAACTGACGGGAAAATTCACCGGTACTTCCCAGACATTGTTTTCCAATATAAAGCAGCAGACGGTTCGATTAGAAAAGTCTTGGTGGAGATAAAGCCGGAGGTTCAGACAAGACCTCCTAAACTTGCGACAACCAAGACGGGTAAAGCGAGTAGACGGTATTTGAATGAAGCAATGACATATGCCACTAACATGGCAAAATGGGAAGCGGCTCAATCGTGGTGCAAGAAGAACGGTTTTGAGTGGATGATTTGGGATGAATACGCACTAGGAATAAAGACGAGAAAATGAGTGACAACCAACTATTTGATAGAATAAAGAAGGATCCTAACTACACCAACAGAAATTCGTGGATGTGGTTTCGTGGCAAGGTGCAGACTCTCTTGGGAGGCGGCAAGATATCGTCTATGCAAATGCTTTCCATGAGTCAAGATCAACTGACTGCGCAAATTCTACCAGGAAAAATGTACGCATTTGTTTATGACCCTAAGTACAAGGAAACGCTGCCATACTACGATAACTTTCCGTTAGTACTTCCGTTTCACATGGACGCGAAACACGTATGGGCGTTGAATCTGCATTATCTACCCTATCAACATCGTCTTATTCTCTTGAATAAATTGATGCAGTTCGCGGTGCATTACAAGGAAGGCACTACGCTAAGACCTAACCCTAACAGAAAGACGAATCAAGAGGGAAGCGTGATCAGACCTAAACCTGCTAGAACAGCCACACCAACGGTAGGACCAGAGAACGTTGCACAATTAAAATTCTCGTGGAATCTAATCAGCAACTACGCAAAGTTCCCTGAGGTACAATCTGCTGTCAAGTGTTATTTGAAAGGTCGCGTAAAGTCCAGATTCATCTTGATTCCTCCTGATGACTGGGCAATCGCAGCCATGATGCCAATGGCTAACTTCAAAAAGCAATCGGAAGCAAACGTCTGGAAAGCAACGATGGATATTATCAAGGGTAGAGAATGAGCAGTTATAACGCATTTCATAATCTGATCAACAAGTTCAATCTTGCACGAGCGAATCAGTATATGGTCTTTATTGAACCTCCCTCTGCACTTGGTGCGACCTCTGATCAACTCGACCTAACAAAACTATTTTGTGAGTCCGCATCGATTCCTCCAAAGAATATGATGACTTCTCCGGTGAGAATCGAACATGCGCATTTTGAAGTTCCATACGGTATTTCTTATGACCCAGTTATCTTGAATTTCTATCTGGACGAAAAGTTCTTGATCAGAGACTTTTTCGTGAGATGGCACGATCTAGTCTATTCTGACGGTGATCATTCTCTAGGATTTTATGATAATTACGTGGGTAACGTCACGATTGCCGCGAAGGATAAATTACAACTGGGAACAATCTCCAGCGGTAATCCTGATTCGGGTTCGAACGTGGAATCATTCAACCAAAACGATAGTAATTATAGATCAATGTTGATCCAAGCATATCCAAAAACTGTTGGATCTGTTCAGTTTTCCGCAACTGGACAAGGAGAAGTCGCAACCATGCAAGTCGAATTCGTTTATCAAGAATTGGTAGAAATGCAATGACTACACTAGAACAACAAGCACCACAGACGCTTCCGGGAATTCCCACTATCGCTGGCATCTATAACACAGAAGATCCAGAATTGACTCCTCTTACCCAGGAGCAGATTCTGAACTTAATACGTAAGCAACAAGCAGACATAAACGACACATTCAACAAAGAAAAGTGAGTATAAACATGAGCATTCCAGTTCCAGTAGTTCCAAAATATGACGTAGTTCTTCCCGTTTCCAAGAAGAAAGTACAGTATCGTCCATTTCTAGTCCGTGAGGAGAAAATTCTTCTCATGGCATCCGGCAACATTCAAGAAATGGAACTTGCTGTCAAGCAGGTCCTTGAGAATTGCACGTTCAACGCAATTGACGTTGGTTCGCTGCCGATGGCAGACGTTGAGCTACTTTTCATTAAGATTCGCGCACGTAGCATTGCCGAAACGATTGATTCTACTGTCGAATGCAACAAGTGTAAAACCAAGATTGGATACACGATTGAACTTGACAAGACCGCCGTTGTCAATAACGTCACCACAAATGACGTAAAGATCGATGATAATATCATCGTGACAATGGGATATCCTACGCTTGATATGTCAATGGGGTCCGTGGGTGAACCGTTGATCGTAACCGCTGAGTTGATCCAGATGATTACCATGGGTGAAAACGTATTCGAAGGTAGAGATTTCACGACCGATCAACGGGTTGAATGGTTGAACAATCTAACAAAACACCAACTTGATAAATTGACAGAATATCTGAATACGCTTCCTAAGTTGGTGTATGATGATCATATCAAGTGCACATGCGGTAATCCCATTCATGTCCATATGGAGGGCATATCCGATTTTTTCGGACTATAGTGGACAGCCACAATGACTTAGAAAACTACATCAAGACGGTATTCAACATGCAGTATTTTCATCGTTGGTCCGTCACAGAAATCGAAAACCTAATTCCTTTTGAGTTGGACGTTTATATCGCATTACTACAGCAGCAAAAAGAAAAAGAGAAGAAGAAATGACACCCCAGCAAAATACCGTTGATGAACTGAATTTTTTAGAAGCACTCAACGAACCAAAGTTTCAGATCACGACTCCTGAGGAGATCGGGCGTCTGTTGGATATCATTTTTGACGATAGACTAAACAAGGAAATTCTTGCTATCGCCTCAATGCTTGTTTCTGCTAAGTTGGATGAATTCAAGGGATTGAAAAGGGGAAATGCTGCGGCCGCTGGCTTCATCAAAGACAAAGTGAAGGAAGCATGGAAGAAATCCGAAGAACGTTCTGGGCTACTAGGTAGATTCGTATTCGTAAAGAAGCATCCGGATCAACGATCAGAGTTTATCAAAAACGTGATTGGTAAGTACGGATTCGACCCATTAGAATTCGCTGAGGACACATTCATTCATGGTGTTATCGATGAAGATTCTGACCCAGAGACTGATGCACAACGTGACGCGGTTCTGACTAGAATTCCGTCTCCTGCTAATGATTCTGATGAAAAAGCAAAAGCGAAGGGTAAGATAGGAAGACGCAAGAGTGGTACTCCACAACCAGGCGACCCAGATTATTGTGCCAAGGATGATCACGTATGTAAGAGAAGAAGATATGCATCCAAGTTTGGTAAGAATGCGTTATCTGGTGTTGGGGGTTCAATTGCGGCTGTTGCATTGGGTCATGGTGGATTGATTGGTGGTGTAGCATCGTCAATTATTGCTCTCAAGAAATTGCGTGATTGGTCAACCACTAAGGATTCATATGATGAAGAAACTACTCCAGAAGCAACCGCTGAGAAGATTCAAGCACCCGCTGAAACTCCTGCAACAACCAATGATCAACCTGCTCCAGAGAAACCGAAGTCACTATGGCAGAAGACTAAAGATTATCTAAAGAGCCAACATGAAGACTACAAGACTGCACTGGCTAAGACCTCAGAGCAGCGGGAGAGACAGATTGAGCAGCAACTAAACACCACGACAAATAGTGCATCAAATCAATCAGTTACGAACAACGACAACTCCAGTAACGACAACTCCAGTTCCTTTTCGAATACGGTTTCGCCTATCGTAACGAACAACAATCTTCAGGTTGCATCTGAGCAAGCAAGGGAAGATCGCGTCGCACCTGCACCCATTGAGAATGCAGAGAAGAAAGTTATTCCAGAAGGAAAGGTTCTTCAGCACGTTTCTGGACACACGAGAAAGAGCGGAACCGAAGTCGATGGTTATGATCGATATGTGAAGCCAAAAAAGGCCGAGACAGAAGAAGAACGTCTGAATGAAATGGAAAACGCGGAACGTATGCATGAAACGCATACCGCAAAAGAAAATGAGCCCAACGCATTTAAAAATATAGTCGCCCCTGATACGGGTTCAGAAATCAGTCGAGAAGAAGCGATTGAAGAAAAATCCGACGAGCAAAAAAAGATGCTTGGTGTATTGACTAAGATCGAGGAAAACACTCGCAAAGACAGCAAGGGATCGTTCGGATCATCCAGTGATAAGTCTTCTGATAAAGAATCAACTGCGTCCAAAGCGGGTTCCTTGGCCAAGGAATTCGGTGAAGACATTCTAGAATATCTTGGCATGAAGAAACTGGTTGGCAAGTTCAAGGGAGCAAAGAAGACATTCGATAAAGTCAAGGGCAGATTCACTAAGCCGAAGATCAATCCTATGGAAGCAGCGAAGATTCCGAAGGGTTTGCCAGCGCGCGCGGTCGGTGGATTAGCTGCTGGCGGTGAAGCTGCCGCCGGCGCAGGAGTACTAGGTTTACTAGGTACCGCAGTTGGATCAGTAGGTGCGGGCACACTTGCTCTTGGAGTAGCGGGCGCTGGGTTGATTGGTTACGGCATTGGGGGATTGATCAACGATAATATGGATAAGGGACCCGGCAGTACGTATGATAAAATAATTAGGTCTCTCGTATCGGAAGATGATGCTAAGAAAGCGACGGCACCGGTATCAAAGAAAGAAATGGAAGCGTATCGAAACTCGCCTGAGGGCAAGGCCAAGATTGCTGCTAGAAATGCTGCAAAGACAAGCCCTGCGACTGATGTAGTAAAACCACAACCTGCTCCAACTGCTAAAACTGATCGCAGTAAAATGACGCATGTTGAGTTAGCGGATGATATTGATAAGAACAACGACGAAACCGATACGGTAACTGTAAATGGTAAAAAGGTCTCCTTGAGTTCGCCAGAAGCCGTTGCTGCTAGAAATAAACTACAAAGTCAACTATCTCAACAGACTACCCCTGCACCTAATGCCTTGGGTAATATCAGATCATCTATGTCCGACGGAACGAAGTATATCTCCAATGTAGGAGGAACTACTGGCAATACCACGATTATCAATCAAGCACCTCCAGCAGCAACCACCGGTTCGAAAGAAACGACCACGACTGATTATCCAAAATCAAGTGATTCGTCATTCATGAGATACCTTGACCGTCGTTCCAACTTTGTACCCAATGGTTCATTCTAGCAGATAAATATCTAATATGGCATATTATCAAGATATAAATCAGAGCATTCTCCGTAATCCCGGGTCGCATGATATCGTCAAAAAATTTGATGTTGAGTCGGTGAAACAGTCCATTAGAAACATTCTGCTAACCGCCCCGGGCGAGAAGTTATTCAATCCGCAATTCGGCGTCAATCTGAATGCCCTCTTGTTTGAATTGATGACGCCGGCGACCAAGATACTCGCTCAGAGACAAATTATTCAAGCGATTCAGTTATGGGAACCTAGAGTGAATGTTGTCTCATGTGTGGTCGATACGACTGAGACTACATTGACCGTTGACCTAGAATTTTACGTTGTTGCTGTACCAATGACTACACCAGCAACGGTTACTATCTCCATGAATAGAGTTCGTTGAAATGACACAAATACAAGTTACCTCGTTAGATTTCCCTACGATCAAGGCGAATCTTATTGCCTTCATGAAGCAGAATCCAACGTTTTCGGATTATGACTTTACAGCATCTGGCCTGAATTTCCTCACAGATGTCCTTGCGTACAACACCTCATATAATGCCGTTCTTGCTAACTTTGTGGCTAACGAATCATTTTTGGACTCTGCTGTAAAACGTTCCTCTGTTATCTCTCATGCTCTAGCCCTTGGATATCATTCTAAGGGACACGTTGGTGCTCGTGCAAAGATCAATATCACCATCAGTACAGTAAACGGCGCTTCCCTAAACAATTTCATCATTCGACGTGGTGCTCAGTTCACTTGTAATATCAATGGGCAGCCATATTCATTTGTTACCGTGAAAGACGAAACGGCTGCATTGATCGACGGCAAGTATAGTTTCTATAACGTCGAAATCGTAGAAGGCACGTATAATACGTTCTCGTGGTATGCAGGTGCGACTGGTTCATTCTATACGATTCCTAATCCAAAGGTTGACACCAGCACGATTATGGTTCAAACGTATGCTACTACTAACTCTGTGCTACCAACGAATTGGCAATTATCGACCACTTTATACGATCTAACTTCCACATCCAAGGCTTTCTTTACCCAAGAGCAAGCGGGTTACACTACCCAGATTTACTTCGGTAACGGTACGATTGGCGCGACACCTGATTCCGGTTCTGTTATCAGAATTGAATATGTAACGTGTAATGGTTCTGCTGGCAACGGCGCGAATACGTTTACACCTGTTGGAAGCATACTGAATAACAGTGACCCTAACGTGTATGCTGTAGGGTATAGTATAAGCACTGTCATTGGTTCCATGGGTGGTGTTGATCCAGAATCTGTTGACTCTATCAAGTATAACGCATCTAAACATTTCACGGTACAAAATCGTGCTGTCACCGCTTATGATTATGCATCGATTATTCGTGAGGGATTCAATAACGTTGGTGCGATCAAGGTCTGGGGCGGAGAAGATAACGTACCTCCACAATATAACTCTGTGATGATCTGCATCAAGCCAAGCACACCTTACCAAAACGTGTTGACAATCGCCGAAAAGAACGAAATCGCGTCCTCACTCAAGGGCACCAGTATCATGAATATTCGACCAGTCTTCGTTGATCCAGAATATGTGAACGTGTTGGTCAATACTAGCGTAACATATAATCCGTCTGCACTACCACAGGGGGCTAATCTAACCTCTTCGATTGTCCAAGCAATTACGAATTATTCGACTACCCAACTTGAACAGTTCAATAATACTCTAGCCTATTCTACCTTGGTTGGTGTTATCAATAATGCATCATCAGCTATCACTAGTAACCTAACGAGTATATCACTGTATAAGACAATCGCGCCTCAATTGGGTAAGAGTATGACATATCAAATCAGTTTCATGAACGGATTATTAAATACCGACGGATACATTTCGTCTAGCTCATTCACTGTTATCGGTGTTCAGAATCTGGTTACGCTTGAGAATCGCGGTTCTGATATGGTTCTAGTCTCCGTGGATTATGTTGGCAAGAAGACTGTAATGAGTACCGTTGGAACGATTGATTACGTCAACGGATTCATTACGTTGAATGCAATCAACATTACATCGTTCACTAACGTCAACGGCGGAATTCAAATCAATGCAACTCCGTTGGTCAATGACGTTCAATCACAACAAAATAACGTAATTAGAATCAACACACAAGACGTAAACGTTTCACTTATCTCCGGAAACTAATTCCCATGACGCTATCCGTAAGACCAAAAGTTTCTACGCTTGTCAAATATCAAGTTCCTGAGGCATTCAGAGACAATAATCCGAACTTTGCCGAGTTCCTAGAACAGTATTATCGGTTTATGGATCAGAATACTGGAGCAGAGAGTTTCATTAGAGGTCTGCCTAATGAATTCGATCCAGACTCCGCGGATGAACAGTTTATTGCTATGATGAAGAAGCACGTATTCCCATACGTGTTGAATAACGTTTCGCCTATTATCTCCGATGCTGAACTGATTAAGTTCATCCGTGAGTTATACTTGATGAAGGGCACAGAGCCATCGTTCAAATACGTATTCGAGGTTCTATTCAACACCAAGGCGGAACTTGATTATGGTAGAAAATACGTTTTTAGATCATCAGACAACGACTACAATAATCTGTCATATATCATTCTGAATGATCCGAACAATAACAGTATTTTGTTCTCCTTGTTGGGTAAGACGCTTGAGCAGAGTCAATCATCCGCGGTTGTCGAAGACGTTCAACTGTATAATACAGGTATCACTGCCGGAAACTATACGGGCAATTTCGTAGAAGGAACCAATGTCATTTACAATGCGACCTCTGATGAATATACTATAGATGGTTACATTGATTCTGGATTCTCGATTGGTACGCTAAATGTCTCCGTGGGTGATATTGTTATCGCCCCTACTTGGTTGATTCCTGCTGACACTATCGTTATTGCCGTTCAGGGTAATACGATCACACTATCAAATACTGTGCTAATGACACCCTCATCTAGGGTATCGTTTAGCACGTCAAAGTCGTATTACAAATGCATTCTGAACACAGAATCCATCATCAATACGTTCGATGATAGGCTGCCAATTTATGCTTCATTCTTGGGTGTTCCGACCGCATTCAACATCATATCGTTAATCACAAATACCGTGGTGACTGATTCTGGTGCGTTGTACTCACCTGGTCAGAAACTGAGTATAATTGGTGGTTCAGGAACAAACCTTGATCTAGAGGTGCATCAAGTATCTGCTGGATCGATTGATGGTGTCAACATTGCGGTAACAGGTTCCGGATATAGCGTCGGAGACAAGATCACGTTCACCCCCTCTGTTGACGAATTAGTGGTGCCTGCCGAGGCGACTGTTACCGCTGTTGATGGATTCGGATGTGAAGTGTCCACGCTAATGAATATTGACACAATCACGATTAGTGATCCTGGTTGGAACTATCAGCTCGGCGATCACGTT